GCGTTTGTTAAATTTAAAGTAGCACCTGCTGGTACTGTAATTGTATCACCATTTTCACCAGCTTGTAATGCTGTTCCAGATTGAGGTATTATTTTATCTACTTCTATTTGACTCATTATATAATTACCAACGTCCCTGTTACTGTAACATTACCTGAAACTGTTACTGGTCCTGCTAAAACTCCAGACTCCATTGTTTGTGTATCAGATATTGTTGCTGAATGTGTATTAACATATGTAGATGCTGTCATAGCTGCAGACGGTGCTCTTTTTGCAGGGTATGTACAGAAAACAGTTTTTGTTCCAGCACTAAAGTCAACTTTGTTATCTGAGTTAGAAGAGGAGATAACGGTATCTCTAGAAAGTGTATCAGTGCCTGCATCAGTCACTGTACCAATACCGACTTCAAATTCAGAAGTTCCATCGTTAGCTATAGCATAGAACGTACTATTAGTATCGCCGATTCCAGTTACAAAAGTTTCGAAACCTGTTTCAGTTCCTGTTAAACTAAATGTACCTGTACCAGTCGTAGTACTAGTCTGTTTAACTCTATCGTTAAGTACAAAAGCCATTCTTTAATCCTTTACTATTACGCGTTACCGATTCTTAATATCGCGTTTGATGAATCATTTGTAGGGAACTGAACAACAAAGTCTCCGTTAGTTGCAGTTTTGTTTCCTCCAAAGTCCAACACCATTACTAGCTCGTTTCCTCCGCCAGTTGTTTTGTAAATAGCAGCTCCTGCAGCAGTCAACGTTACTGATGAAAAAGTTAAGTCAGAAAAATCTATAAAAGCTATGTTAGATGAAACGCTTACACCAGAATTAGTTAGAGCATTTCCACCAGCTGTATAGTTTGTTCCTGAAGAACTAACTTCACCATTACTTGTTCCAGCTAAATAAGCTGTTGATGACGTACTGTATGAAGAGATACTAGTGTACAAAGCAAGTTTAAAATTGTTTCCTCCGTTACCAGAAGTATCGAAGTTGAATGTTCCTTTGAACAATCCAGTTTTAAACGAGTCAGGTACTATATTTGCCATATTTTATCTCCTATTGTGATGGGTTAACTGATTTGAGTGGAGTACGAATAACACCATCTTCATATTCGCCTCTGCGTCTACGACCTTGTTGTTCGATCGCGTACGTTTCAATAGCTCTTTGATAAGCCTGCGTGTAGTATTGTATCATATCTGCAGGACCTTTCAAGTATCCATACGCTTCTACAAGAGAACCGTATAAAAGTAAATCTTGATATTTATTAGATAAATAAGTGCCACTACCACTTACAGAAGAGTCCGTAAGGCTAGTTGGTGACTTAATATAAGCCAAAGTTATCTCATAAGATGCATTTGGTGTAGGGGCCACAACCCAAAAATTAGCATCCCAGTTAGCATAATACTTAGGAACACCTGAAGCTGTGCCTGGTGTATTATAGTATTCTGCCATAAAACTTGTATCTCTTTGATCTAAAAATTTTTGTTTATTACCATCTGTAGAATCTTTAACTTGAACATATCTTATAATTCTAAGGTCTGATGGTATGGTTACAAATCTATTTCCACTTGTTGTAGTTGATGTTGCATAAAATCTATCAGCATCAGAATCTACAGCTCTGTAAATTTTATTCTCTGCATTTCTAATAATTGTATTTATTACAGAAGTTGATAACACAGAAGTATCTACTTCTGTATAGTTTCTAATATCATCTTGTAAGTTTGTAAGTGTGTATGCCATTATTTAACTACCGTTACTGGGCCTGCAAATGCAGAACCTCCGCCTCCTGAAACTGTTTTATTTGCAGCATTACCTGAATCAAATGTATAATTATTATCATCAGTTTTTGTAATTACATAACCAATAGCTAAATTTATAATAGCTGGTGTTATATTTGCAACACTTTGTGCATCTCTAAATCTAACTCTATCACTTGTAGATCTACCATGATTAGGCTCGTTTACTTTAATTATTTGAGATGCGTTAGTTGTTGTAAATGCATTTAAAGGTAATAGTCTTGGCACAGCTGTTTCTGTTCTAGCTGGTCTTGCATTTAATAATCCTTGTGGGTCAGATCCTTTTGGTTTTGGACTTAGTTGAGGTTGTTTCTCTTCATACTCTGATGTATGAACAAACATACCATTCCATTCTTTTACCATTTCTACATATGGAAACTCTAAACCTGATCTATCAGATATTGCTTTTGAATGTTTACCTTTTGCAAATGCCATTATACTCCGTCTCCATAAAATGTTTGTGGTGTTATAAATGTAGAAGTTCTTTGACCATCTTCATCTAATGCTCTTTTAAATTCATCTTCGTAAATTAATTTATTTGCCTGAACTGTTTCTGGTGAATATTTTAAACTTAAATAGTAAGATAATCCTGCAGTCATGCAAGGTATAAATCTATATACTACATCGGATTCATTTGTATATGCACCAGCATCCTGTATTCTAGCCACATAGAAAAATTTTAATTGAAAGTTAGATCCTGAAAAAGAAGAGCTTGGTGTTTGAAATAAAAATATACTAGGTGCTACAGTTCTTTGTACATAATATTGTGATGGTGTGCCTTTTGATAATTTATTAGCTAATGCAGCGTATGCTGATCTATCTATTTTAGTTAATGTAGTATCAACTGGCGCTGTAGCTGTAGTATTGTTTCTTACAAAAGCTTCTAATACATCGCTTATATCTTGTGGAAAATTAGTATTATCATTTGCAAAATTATATTCTGCTTGACCTTCTACTAATGGAACTGTTGCTTGTTTTACTTTCCAAAGGTGTACACCTCTGTTTCCCCATTCGGAAAACATTATATTTAAAGAACGTCTTG